AACAGTTTACGTATCACTATGGACTTCAGACCCTACAGACGCAGGTAGTGGCACAGAAGTTAGCGGTGGAAGCTACGCTAGAACTGCTGTATCTTTTGCAACAGCTTCAGGTACATCAGGTAACGTATTAAATGACGCTGACGTGACATTCCCAACAGCAACAGCTTCATGGGGAACAGTAGGTTGGATTGGTATTAATGATGCTGCTACAGCAGGTAATTTACTTTACCATACAGCTTTAGACACATCTAAAACTATTGACTCTGGTGACATCTTTAAGATTTCAACAGGCAACCTTTCAGTTACTTTAGCTTAAGGATAACTCATGCCTTTAGTCGTAAAGGATAGGGTACAGGAAACAAGTACCACTACAGGCACAGGTACGTTTACGCTTGCTGGTGCAGTATCTGGCTTCCAATCATTCTCTGCAATAGGTGATGGTAATACTACTTACTACGCTATTGTATTAGGTTCAGAATGGGAAGTAGGTCTAGGCACTTACACATCTTCAGGCACTACTTTATCTCGTGATACCATATTAGAGTCTAGCAATGGTGGCACAGCAGTCAACTTTAGTGCAGGTACAAAGAATGTATTTGTTACTTATCCTGCTGAAAGAGCATTATATACAGACGCTAGTAGCAATGCTATTGCTTTAGGCACTCCTGCATCTGCAACACTTACAAATGCAACAGGGTTACCAATTTCTACAGGTGTTAGTGGGTTAGGTTCTAATGTTGCTACATTTCTTGCTACACCAAGTTCTGCTAATTTAATATCAGCAGTTACAGATGAAACAGGCACAGGTAGTTTAGTATTTGCTACAAGCCCTACATTAGTTACTCCAATTTTAGGAACTCCATCTAGTGGCACATTAACAAATTGCACTAATTTACCTCCTTCAGCAGTATCCGACCAAGCAAATACTTCTACTGGTTATTTTGATTTGCCTGCTGGAACTACAGCACAACGACCAGCAAGTCCTGCAACTGGAATGATTCGATATAACACAAGCGAATCTAGATATGAGGTTTATAACGGATCTGAATGGCTTTTGTTATTAACAGCATCATATTCATTTTCTGCTGATTTTCTTGTTATTGCTGGTGGTGGAGGCGGAAACATTGGCGCTGGCGGTTCTGGTGGTTATAGAACAAGCGTAGGAACAAATGGTGGTGGAGCATCTACCGAATCTTCTCTTTCTTTATTAATAAACACTTCCTATACCGTTACAATTGGTGCTGGCGGTGCTGCTTATACAACAGGAAATAACTCAGTTTTTTCAACAGTTACTTCTAATGGTGGAGGTCGAGGTTCTGATGGTGGGGATCTTGCAACGCTAAATGGTGGCTCTGGTGGTGGAGGAAGAAATAGTAACGGAGGCACTGGTTCTCAAGGATATAATGGCGGTTCAAGCAGCTCAACCACAAGCGGTGGTGGTGGAGGTGGAGCAGGTCAAGTAGGTAGCAATTCTTCTGGCACGACTGGAGCAAAAGGTGGTGATGGTATAGCATCCACAATTACAGGCTCAAGTGTAACTCGTGGCGGTGGTGGTGGTGGTGGTGGTCAAACTGCTGGTGGTGCTGCTGGTTCTGGTGGTGGTGGTGCTGGCGGTTCTGCTGGTGGCTCAAGCGGAACTAGCAATACAGGTGGCGGCGGTGGTGGTGGATATGGTGCTGCTGGTGGCGCTGGCGGTTCTGGTGTTGTGATCATTAAATACCCAAGCACTTTAACAATTTCTAATCCTGGAGGTGGGTTAACTTCATCAACAACATCATCCGGAGGATTTAATATTACAACCTTTACTGCTGGAACTGGCAATATTCAGTTTGCACTATAAGGAAACGACAATGGCACATTACGCATTTTTAGACGAAAACAATATTGTTACAGAAGTAATTACAGGCAAAAATGAAAGCAATTTTGATTGGGAAGAAAAATATGGTTTTATGAAAGGTCAATTATGCAAAAGAACTTCATATAATACACATGGTAATCAACATCCAGAAGGCAGACCGTTAAGAGGTAACTACGCTGGTATAGGATTTACATACGACCATGTTAATGACGTATTCTACGCACCACAACCATTTCCATCATGGATACTAAACAATACAACATGGTTATGGGAAGCACCTGTAGCTATGCCTACAGATGATAAAGCATATAAATGGAATGAGTTTATTACTAACTGGGAAGAAGTAACACTTTAAGGAGCAATAAATGTTTGGCATAGCAAGTTTTTCCCAAGCTCCTTTTAGCTCGTTAGCAGTAGGTGGTATCCAAGAAGGGTATGCAAGTATCACAGCAACAGCAACAGTTACAGTTACCCTAAGTGGTTCATTAGTATTTGGCACAGCATCTATAAACGGCTTTGCAGACTTATCTGCTATAGCTACAAGAACACAGTTTGGTAGTGGCTCTATATTCGCAGAAGCAATAGTATCTGCTACTGGTGGTTCTCTTGCATTAGCTTCAGCAAGTATTACAGCAACAGGCACAGTAACAGCATTAGGCTCATTACTCATAGGTGGCAATGCTTCTATCACAGCCAATGCTACAGTTACAGTAACTTACAACAGAATTAGATTAGATAGTGGCTCTATCACAGGAAATGCTACAGTATCAGCAATTGGTGGTATGGAACTATCAGGTAATGCTCATGTAGACGCATTTGCTACAGTTACAGCAAGCCCTAATGCAACATGGGCAGGCTTTGCTTATGTAGAAGGTATAGGAAGTGTAACAGCTAAAGGCACAAGGCAAGGTGAAGGATGGATACCTGTACCAGTAGGCACAGAAATATGGACAGATACAACACCATCTACAGACGTATGGTCAGCAATATCACCATCTACAGACACATGGACAGAAATTACAGCAGGAACAGAAACTTGGACTGACACTACTCCAAGTAACGATATTTGGTTGAGGCAGGGTTAGTTAATTAAGGAAAACAAATGGCAAAGACAAAAATTTCAGAATTTAGTTCAACAGCAGCAGATAATACCGATATAACCAATATCAATATTGCTGAAGGATGTTCACCAGCTAACGTAAACAATGCTATACGTTCTCTTATGGCTTTACTTAAAGACCAACAAGCAGGAACAAGTGGTGACCCATTTACAGTAGCAGGTACATTAGTTTCTTCAGGTACAGTTGATATTACAGGTGCATTTAGGCTAGACGGAACTGCAGGTGCTTCTGGTCAAGTATTGTTATCAGCAGGTGGTAGTAATACGCCTACATGGGGTAATGCGTTTGTAGCTGGTATGATTATGTTATGGTCAGGCTCTTCAGCTTCTATCCCTAGTGGATGGTTATTATGTGATGGTACAAACTCAACTCCTGACTTACGTAACCGTTTTGTAGTAGGTGCAGGTTCTACTTATGCTGTAAATGCAACAGGTGGTAGTGCAGATGCTATTATTGTTAGTCATACTCATACAGGAACAACTGCATCTACATCATTAACTGGCTCTATGGACGTTGCTGCAAATGGTGGATTAACAGGAAATGCAACAGGTATTTTTAGTGGTTCTGGGAGTACAGGATATATTCCTGATGGCGGCATAGGTAGTAATAAAAATACAGTTATTAGTATTGATGCTTCACACACCCATACAATTACAACTAATTCAACTGGTTCAAGCGGCACTAATGCTAACTTACCACCATACTATGCACTCTGTTATATTATGAAGGCTTAAAAATGCCTACACAACGCATAACTTTTAAAGAATGGTTACCTGACCAACCATCTATATTAGAAACAGTATCAGAAGCTAATAACGTCATTCCTTTAGCTGTAGGGTATGGTCCATTTAAGTCAGCAGTAATATATTCAGGTGTAGCTACAGAAGCACTTAATAATTGCTTTGCTGCTAAACAAGATAATGACGTATTTATTTTTGCTGGTGGTGCTACTAAACTATTTAAAGTAGACAATACTGACTTATCTTTAGTAGACGAGTCTAAAGCAGGTGGTTATACAGGTACTGGTAGATGGCAATTCTTACAGTTTGGTAACTTAGCACTTGCCGCTAATGGCTCTGAAAAAATACAAGCGTATGACGTAAACAGTTCTACAGCTTTTGCAGATGCAAGCTCAGATGCACCTATCGCTAAATACATTACAGCAGTTCGTGATTTTGTAGTTGCAGGTAATATTGGTGCAGGCACTACTCCTAACAAAGTGCAATGGTCAGGAATTAATGCTGCCACCACTTGGACTACAACAGCGACTTCTCAAAGTGATTTCCAATTATTGCCCGACGGGGGGGATGTCACCGGACTGGTTGGGGGAGAGTTTGGTATTGTATTTTTAGAAAAAGCCATTGTCAGAATGTCATATATTGGTTCACCTCTTATATTCCAATTTGACACTATCTCTAGTAACG